ATTAGTTCAAACATAGGACGCCCCACCCCGTTTGATTCAACATAACCACCAGAAACGGAAAATCGTCTGAGTTCAGCAACGAAAGTTTTTCCAATGTCTTCATATAGTTGTCCGTTAATTCTAACAATCTTAACGACTCTTCCTGATTCATCGATGATAGTGAGGACAGAGTAGTCGTTAGTGAGACCAATATCTGCTCCGAAATAATATCGTTTATTTTTTGTTGGTACATCCCAGCTTCTCAAATTACAAACAAAATCAACTCCCACAAATACGTCATTACCTGAGTCAGTAAATTCAGCTAGATATTCTTGACGAAAGATACTATCAGGGAGTGTTTTGCTTTGTTCGTTAATAAAATTTACATCTATATGCGGGTTATCCGTGGATATACCGCGAAACGAAACATAATCAGTACCTTGGTCGATTCCTCTAAGGTATGCGTTATAAAACCAATTTTTTGCTTTTGGTGTAGAAATGATTAAACATTTTTTTCCAATAGCTGATAGGGTAGGTAATATTGCCTCGTTTACAGCTTGTTCACTTACGAAACTAGCCTCATCGATAACAACATAATTAAAGCTAAAACCACGGATGCTGTCTGGACGCTCGCTTGAAAGAAAAGTAAGAGTGGAGCCGTTAACAAACTCAATAGTAAGCTCTGCCTTATTTTGTTTAGTAATAATTTGATGTGATGCATTTGTTAATTCATTAAATACCTTACGGCACTGATTATACACTGGTGAAATCCAACAACCTTTCTGGTTTGAATTCCCTAATAACCAATACAGCATAAGGTTTTGAGCTAACAAACTCTTACCATACTGACGTCCAGTAGCAACAACCCCAAATTTATGGGGTGAATCTGCAAAACCATTTATAACATTAAGTTGCCCTGGGTGAGGGTCAAATAGCGTTATCTCCATTACCCCAATTCAATTTTATATCTCCTGTAACTTTTACTTCTTGGCGTTCTACCTCACCACCACGAATCTTGTTTCTGTATTTTACTACCTCTAACCAGATACGGCGGTCGTTTTCTGCTATGGCTTCTTCCTCGATTTGATCCAGTTTTAACAGCGTTTCAGTTACTGATTGTTTAACACTGTCCTCAAAGTCATCTACGATGATTTTCCACGCTTCATTCCAAACTCGGTTAGCGTACCTACGATTGGCACCATATTTCTCCACATACCAGTTAGTGAAATGCGACCAACCAGCACGATTTTCTAAAATATAATCAACACACTCTTGTAGATTGTTGATGTTTTCTATTTTATTACTTTTCGATTCCATTTTGAATTTCCCACCATTTAGTGGTTTTTATTTGTTCGTCCCATTCATCTGATTTAGATGCTGGGGCGTAGCTTTTTAGATTACCGATTCTACCCTTCTTGTTTTGGCCTGCCTCGTTTTCCTCCTGTTGGTACATAATATTGTTTTTTAGGTTTATCTGCATCATTCAATCCACCATACTTAGAGAGTAGTTCATCATATAAATACATTACGTCCATATTATTGTTTATACAATGGTCTATATCACTTTGTTTTAGTAGTATGTGTTTTGCTTTTTTGAATTTTTTAACTGTGTTTTCTTTAGCTGCTAAATCTTGTTTAAGAAACTTTTTATCCTTTAGTATCTTCCTTGCGTACTCTTCTGCCTCGGCTCTTAGTGCCTGTATTAATTCCGGTCGTATCATTCTCTATAACTGGGGTTTCTAATATAACTAATCTATCTTTAAGTTGTTGTTCATATTGTTCATACATTGAATTAGCTACTCTTGCTGCTGCAACCCACATACAAGAACAATCAGGTTTTTGAGCACTACCCTTTAATAATGATTGTGCCTTAATATGCCAATCAATCCAACTATTTACTTTACCATAGTTGCGGATTCGGTTATAATCATTCAATAACCAAACAATATCTTCTTTACTTAAATTATCGATATTACTCATTTTTTCTTTCGTTTATTAGTCATTCGTTTTACTTTATGGTACGCTTTCTTGTCAACTGGGTAGCCATAGAATTTTTGATATTCGATTTCCTTTTCTCCTGCGCGTTTAGCTGATGTTTCGGTTTCAATTATCTTTAATTCCTCCAGTCCATATTGTTTTGCCCTTCGTTTAGGATTATCTGTTACCCCAATCTTTTTACCTTCAATGTGGTAGATAAAGTATTTTGGGTCTTTACTCATCTAATTTTTCTATGATTAAATCAATTATCTTTGTTAAGATGGACGCTATGGCGGCTGTTGGGAGTGAGTGCGTTAAAACCAAAGTTAACCAAAAACTTTGACATACTGGGCACGTGATTAGGGTTATGAAATGAAATAACCAATCCCAATTTTTAGAAACCATTAGTCTTACTAGCTTACCTGTAAGCCAATTTCTGAATGGATCTAGTGGTCCAAAATATTTGGCTGTAAGTAATGCTATTGCTGAGTATCCTAAAATCTCCATTAATCCAATAATTTATCTTCCTCAATTACTTCAGCACTCGTATCATACAATTGTGCTTTTAGCTCTTGCCACAAATAAAAATTCTTCAACAAGTTATTCTCATCAATAAATTGATTTACCTCATCTAATTGTTTTTGAATATCAGCACACGGATCTACTGGTTGAGCTGGAGTGTGATTGATTGGATTTCTTTCCTCTTCTGTTTTGAATACGAGTCCCATTATTGTTCGTTTTTAAGTTCTATTAATACATTTCTAATTTCCTCCCTGATGATGTCACGGAGTGTGGTTTGGCGTTTGTGTTTAATTTGCGTTTTGTACGCGTTATAACGCGCTACCCATTTGGGTATATACAAGGTGGCAAGAACACTAATTACTGCGGTTATAATTATACTCATTCTAATTCACATTCACATTTTTCTCTGATTATGGCGTACGCAACCTTTAGATCCTTAGATAAGCTGGAGAGGGTAATGTTGTATTTCTCTCTCATCTGACCAAGTGTTAAACCTTTCATCCACTTATCCTCAATCAATGTTCTATAGTAGAAGTGAAGGTTATCTATTTCTCTCATCATACACTGGTATAATGGGTCATTCTCAAATGAATCGTTTTCATCTAATCCTTCAGGTAACCCATCACCATCTCTAGCACTCATTTTAAATTTTCTAACCTTAGAGTAGAAGGGAGAAGTGTTGGATTTTAATTGAATTGATGCTCCTCTGAGGAGATAATTCATTATGGTTCCATCGTTCAACATTTGTTCCTTTTGTTCATCTGGACGTTCTAGGAACCATAGTACCATGTACTGGAGTAAATCATCTGTATAATCATTCATTCCATCTTTACAGATATTATTACTAATCTCTCTTCTCAGGTATAGGTAATTTTTCCTAAACCATTCATTCACTCCCTTATCTATCTCTTCTTTAGTCATTTAGAACAAAGTATTTATTTTCACCCCCACCCCCATATCCTCAGGAAACAAATCTTTATACAAAACTGAGGCGTAATCTAGAATTGTGTTTACCTGATCCAACCATGTCTCCATGGAAGTGTTACTCTGGGTGAGCCGTGACATTTATTATAACTATTACAAGATAATGTAAAAGTTAAGAAAGGGCAAGCTATAGTTGCCCTCTACTTTTAAGTGATCGAATAATTTGATCTACTGAACTTCTCTTTATGTTTAATTTAATTGAGATATCATTAATACTCATCCCTTCTTTATGTAATTTTGCAATCTCAGGATAAAAAGGAGAATGTTTTGTTTCACTTACTTTTCTTCCTTCAGCTAATGTTTTTTTAGCTACAGTACGATGATGACGAGGAACAAAATCAACATTTTCTTGACGCGTTACCCACATTAAATTGTCTATAGCGTTATTAGATGTATTATGATCGATGTGGTGACATTCCATACTAGATTCGGGTGCTTCACCTTTAAATGCTGTTAAAACAAATCTATGAAGGTAAATTGCTTTCTTTTTACCATTTTGGTATGGTTGAATAATCCAGTATCCGTTTTTAGGAGTGTATGTTGGTCTTAGTTTTAAAACGCGTCCTTTACCTGTTTTAATCGCCATTTCTGTACCTCTATTATCACGCCACACATTACCATCTGGCTGCACGTAATACGTTGGATAATTAGGTACTGCAATAACATCAGAAGGTAACTCACCATAAGTGTAATCATCTAACTTACGCCATTTATCCTTAATAGGGTACTTACTAGGATTGAGTTTCCTCCATTCTTTGAGATAAGCACTTCTATTGCTATAATATAGTTCTTTTAAATGGGGGTATTTTTGGTTTTTCCTTTTCATTTGACATTTGTTTTATTGTTATACGACGGTCGGAAATATACACCCTTTTTGTCAAAGTCGCAAGGTTAAAAAAAAAGAGGTTGGCGAAATTCGCCAACCCCAAACGCGCAATTAGATAACCCCTGGTTAATAAATCAAGGACTCTAATAAATATTATTTAAGCAATTCGGTATCTAAATCCAACGTATCCTGAACCACCAGCTCCAGCAGCAGTAAAACCAACGTTACCACCACCACCTCCACCGGTATTAGGGCGACCATTTTTAGCTGTTGGTTGGAGAACATTATCACCTCCATTACCACCACCACCTGCACCACCGGGCTGTGTAGCGTAACCTGGGCAAGAACATCCTGGTGTACAAGGGAATCCTGTACCTCCACCTCCACCACCCCAAAAATCAGTTGAAGTAATATCTGGATTATCAGTACTAAATGGGAATGTTTCTACTTGGTAACCATCACCACCTACACCACCATTACACCCAACTCCAGCAGAGCTACCTCCTACTTCACCAGCACCACCTCCACCAAATGAACCTTGAGAAGAACTTGATCCACGATCAAAATTATGTCCGTATTGTCCTGATACTCCTGGTAAATTAGATTGTGAAACAAATGAATCAAGGGGAGAAGCACCACCTAATGCTCTAATTTCTACTCCACTTCCTGTAATATAAGATGCACTACCACTTGTAGGTAAAACATCTGTTGAAACACCATCTACACCTGCAGTACCACCAGTACCAATACTGATATTATAGGTACCAACATTTAAGCCATAACTAGCGCTATCAGGAATGTGAACTACAGCTCCTCCATTACCAGCACCTGGACTACCAACAGAACCACCTGGGCTACCACCACCACCTCCACCAACAACTAATACTTCAATTCTAGAATTAAATTGAGATAATGGTTTAGAATGTATAATTAAATCAGCAGATGAGGTAAATAAGTGGTATCTGTAACTTCCACTATCGTAAATAGTACCGCCTGAGGCACTATAAAAAGTAGAATAACGACTATCGTATCCAACATAAGTTGAACCTAATAGCATTGCATGTATCTGAGTAGCACCTAAATGTGGTGTTACTACTTCTCCTTGTCCTTGATATAGTTTACCTGGCATATATTCAAAAATTAGTAACCAAAATTACCCTTATAATAATTAAATATTTCAGTTATAGTTTTTAAATCTAAGGCATAGTCC